TGGTCAACACCATAAACACTATGGCGGTTTACTGTGCGGAAGTCACGCACCCGCGCACGTTTGGCATAGTTCTGCCAAGTCTTAGGCCACGCTCGATAAGCGGCCAGCAACTGACGGTCAAGGATGTCACCGAATAAATTCGGGAAATCGCTGGTCGTCATCGCTTCACGAAGCGTGCTTTCACGGCGGGCGCCGCTCCGCACATCTGCGATCAGGCGTGCAGCTTCGGCTAATTTATTCAAATAGGCGGCGTTCTTTTGACGGGAGCGCACACCAGCCCCTTCTTTACCAAACAGAGCCTGCACACTGGCATTCTCAGCCTGGATACTTTCAAGCATTTCTAGCATTTTCATGGTCATAACCTCCTATGCCACTGGTACGCAGAGCACGTAGACAATTCCTGCGCCTACGTCGTCCCCGCTGTCATCATCAACGGTGGTAACTCGCAGGGTGCCACCTGCGGCAATTTCGGTATTAGCATCATTCAACGTGCCAGCACGTACCAGCACATTATCTGCACCAGACCAGGCAATCGCATCAGAGATGGCATTTGCGCCATTGAAGAGCTGGATCGTATCGCTGGCTTCACCAGCACCGCCGGTATGTTGCGCCCAGGCGTCGATCACTTTCACCTTTGAGTTGACAACGATATCTTCGTTGGCAGCTGCGCCACCCGCTACTGCGATCTGATGCAGCACGGGGATCCCGGCCACAGCATTATCGGCTGCCACTTTAGCAAGATCGCGCTCGGTCAGCGCACCAGCAAGTGCCTGTCCGGGATGCCAAACTTCGATGGTCGTGGTTGCAGCATCTTCAACGACTTCGCGGGCATATCCGAAGAAATACCCGTTCTGGGCATCGTTATTCAGCCCGTCGATGGCGTCGTCATAATAGAGCTTATCGCCAACTGCAATTGCACCAGCTTCACCGGTGACAGGGATATCAGCAATAAAATCACCAAAATTGACGGTTGTTTCTGTGGCTGCGTTCCCGCCATCCCCTTCATCGACCAGCGCAATACCGGTCATATTATTCCAACGGACAGCATCTCCGCTGTTTGGGGCTGCGGGATCGGTCACTACAACCGACATCTCGAAGCCAGGATCATATAAAATATTCTGTGCCATGTCAGCCTCCTATCGGCCTTTAGCCGCTTGCGCAGCTGATTCTTTATCCATTCCCATTGCGGAGAAGGATTCTTCCAGCGATGCTTCAGCTTCTGCGAGCTTGGTTTCATCGCCATCTTCTGTATTGCTTTCGCCCAAACCTTTGATCTCACCAGTGCCGAGTAAATTTTGCAAATACTCAGTTTCGGCCTGCACAGCTTCTTCGATTTGGGTTGCAAAAGCATCCTTATCAAGCTCGCCATCCTTAACGGGTGGGTTCTTCGCCAGGCTTTCAGCCAGACGTGTGCGGGTGATCTCGGGCAAGTCGGTCACTTTCGCAACTTCAACTTTTGCAATATCACCTGCTTCTCGTAAAACAGACACTTCACGCAAACGCGCAAGCTCTGTTTCATTACCTTTCGCTTCATCCAATTGAGTCTGGAGTGCGGCGTTGGCATCCTGCAATTTTTGCAGTTCGTCCATATCAACCTCCTCAGGTTCATGTGATTCCGAAGTCTCCAGACTTCGGGGCTTCTTATCAGCACCAGGTCGTGCTGCTTCAAATAAATTAAGGATTTGCCCGCCAGCCCCCGGCATCGTCACAAAATCGACCGTAGTGCGGGCGTTCTTCATCAGGTTCGTGACGATGGGGCCTGTGCGTCCATCTGCTTCACCCTCTACCACGCGCCCGGGCGTGCGGATGCTCAAACCGATATCGCCAGCCATATCATCAACAGCTTCACGATATGGCTTATAAACTTGCGCTTCCGCATAAAGACCAGCGCCTTCTTTGCCATTTTCATTCCATGCCGCATCTGTAATTAACTTTGCGGCCAGATCATTTAGATCACCTTCTGGGCGTTCGGCTTCTTCCTGGTCGGTCTGGTGGTTCCAATACATCTTTGTGCCAGCGGGGAAGACTGTGGGGCCATCTCGCTCTAAAACTTCAGGCGGGTAATAGCCACTTGATCCCCAGCCCGGCTCAATGATCTTGACCGGCGCAGTACCATCAGGGCGCACAGACTTTTCTTGCAGCGGGATAAACATCGCATTCGCACCAGATTCGACCAGCTCAATAGCCCCCTCCTGAGCCACCACAGCACCCTGCTCACCCTCAGGCTTTACCCACGGCTTACGCTGATACAAATGCGGCGCATCCGCTTCCACTTTTGCACGGAAAGCATTCAACGCATCGCCGATGGCCGAAGAGAGAATGATCCGCTCGGGGCGGGTGATATAACCATCACCAAAGCGATAATCAGCAACCTCGGTAAAACGCAAATGAATGCGGCTCTCCATCCAATCACCCACGTTGGCTGCTTCATTCAACGCAACCAGATCGGCTTCGGTCAGTACGGTGTTTTTCTTTCTAAAGGGATTTTTCATTTCTTTCTCCTCGTCAACATGTCACATCTACAACCGGGGAAGCGCAAAGGGCGCTGATGCCCGGATGGGAATTCTTGATTTAGCCCGATATAACCTTTTGCTTCATTCTCTAAACAACCCTCAGAGACTTTGCCGTCTCCGACCGTTGACCACGCTTTTTCCATCGTGATCCCGGCATCCTGCAAGTCTTGCGCCACCATCAGGTTCGCTTCACTGTAGGCTTCGCCGGTCTCCGTGACCGCGATCAGGTGCGCACGGCTCTCGATATGTGCCTGTGGTTGGCCGATAGCAAACTGTTCATAACGCTCGATGATTGCCGCTGCCGTTCGCTTCGATGACCAGCCTTCATCTAAAGATTGCTGAAGAAGCGTGGATAAATATTTCTGTGTCGTGCTATCTATCTTTGCTACGCGCTGTACACCGTAATCTTTCAGATAGGCCAATGCACGCGGATTCTTTAGATCGAAGGAGATCCCCAGCCCAAGCTCGGCAATGGCCTGATTTGCACCGATCACCAAACTTTGTTCGGCCGCTTTCTGGATCGGGCCTACAAAGAAGGGTGCAGTCTTGACCGTGATCTCGTAAAAGCGCAGCATCCAGTCTGGATCACCGGCTTTTACTTTCTTACTCACTGGCTTGCCCTGCAGGCGAAAAGCCTTTCGCATCGCCGTCTGCAAACGCACCGCCACCTTATCCACTTCGGCACGTTCATTTGCTTCACGCAATGCTTCAAATAAACTCAATACTTCTTCCCCTAAATCGACGCTTTTCGATTTGGGGGAAGTGCCCGAAGGGCGATGGGGGCGGGGGCTGGAAGCAGAAAAGCTATTTAGCATCAAACTTCTCCACCAACTTCTCCACAATCGCCTTAATCGCTTCCTCCGCTGGCATCGGCTCACGACTGGCCGCATCTTCATCGCCTTCATTCGGGTAAAGATCGGCCATGATTTCGTCCACATCATCCTGGGCTAAAGCTGTTAATAAAAGACGCTCCACAATTGGGGCACTGAAAGCGGCTATTTGCTGGCCGTTCAGGGTGGCGGCAGTCACGATTGCCTGTACAGCTTCTTTGACGTCTTTCACCAATACAGGCGGGAACTCGATTTCAAGCACCGGTTTGATGCCTTTTTTCCACTCAATTGAATGCTCAATTTGTCCGTTCACTTCTTCTGATGTGACGGTGCCAAAATCTTTCAGCGCACCGCCTGTGCTTTTGGTCGCGTTCAGGACGACGTAATTCAAGATATTGCGGAAGACTTCTGTCCACATTTCCTGTCGATTACGCATCTTGAGTTCGGTCGGGCGGTCGAGCGTTTTGCCTGTGGCCAGTGTGCCAACGCTCACATCGCCATAAAAGGTTTCGGGCAATCCGAATGTGGCAGCAACCATGAGCAGGAAACGGCGGCCATCTTCGGGCGAGATCGATGCGCCGCGTAGCTGCATCGGTTTCAGATCCATGCCCTCGGCACCGATAAAGGTTGAACCAGCCACCGGCGATGGATTCGTCTCTCCAGCCGTACCACTATTGCCCAAGGTACTATTCAATTTGGATTTAGCGCTCGATACGCCGCGCTTGCCGCCTTGCGTTTTCATCTGAAAAGCAAAACGGCTGTAGGAGCGCATCAGGCTGGCTACATCTTCCAAAAAGTTTTTATAGGCACGTGCCCAATCGATGGCGGTATAGACCGAGCCGATCCCAAATTTCCAATCGCTAAAGCCACCATCCCTGATGTGGTAAACGGGCTGATCCCATTTGATGGTGATATTGCCAAATTTGGACGGCTTGCTTATCGGGTTATATTGCCAATCTGGGTAATAGGCTTTATGCCTGGTGGTATTCATCCGCCCGGTGCTGGGGTTCAGCTTGCGCGTTGTCCATTGGCGCAGGTAATACCAATTTGTTTTCGCATCTTCAGGATCAGAGATGATCTTCTCGATCTCATCCGCTTGCAGGCTGCGCACCCGCACGCGCCCGTCTGTGGGGCGCACGAAAAAGACAAAGAAGATATTCCCCGCTGTTTGCAGGTCTACTTCCTTATACATGCGGGCCTGGTGGCCGGTAAGCTCAGCCTGATTTTTTGGGTCTTTCCAGAAATCCTGAATAACCTGGTTGAAGGCAGGCGGCTTTGCGCGTACCGTGACACCCTGCGCCCAAACATAAAGGGCCTGCACCGAAACAGAGCGCTGGATAAGCGGGTTCTTCAGATACATCAGCCGGGAAAGCTCAGCAATTTGCCGCAAACCTTCACGGCTAAATTCCATATCGCCTTCTGTCGTCATCTTCATCCAGTTGGCATCTTCAAGGGCCAGCTCTAAAGCGGCCAAACGCTCATGCAGGATTTCGTTATTATCGGCTTCCTGCTGGGCAATCTCTATCGCCGTTTCTGTCGCTTTGCGCAACTCTTGTAGATTTTCGTGTGCAAGCATCTAATACTTCCTAGTCCAAAAAGTGATAGGTGTTCGGCTCGTGAGATTCGTCATAGTCAATACCCGTCTTCCAGATCACAGGTGGAAGACCGTCGCTATCTCCGAATCCTTTATTTCCATTGCTGTTGGTGAAAACCTGCATATTGCAAACGCCTTCATCGACAATCTCGCCTGTATCATCTTCAAAAACACGCACGATGATCGCGGGGCGAACTTCTCCGCTGCCCAAAACAAAGCCAACAATCCTGCCTACACTTGGTTTCCGATTCTTTTTTGCACTCATTTCTCTGCTCCTTAATAAGCACTAATGCTTACCCGTTCTTCATAGACCACAACTTCGCCTTCGCGTTCAATATTCGGGAACTCGGCCACCAACTGCACCCCGCCGCTGACGCTATCGATCTCATCATCGTGCCTGGCATTCGGCCCAAAAGCCGCTGCGGTACGGATGAAGCTCAAATTCCAGGGCGCACGCACCAAAAAGACTTTGCCCTGCTTGGCACGCAATCGCCACGGCTGCGCTCTGCTAACCTTGTCACCTGCTGGGTAAATGCCCATAATCGGGATCATTGCCAACTCAGGCGCGGCCAGAAAATCACGTAAAACCAAATGCTGGAAAGCGACGTCTTCCACTGCCCAGATCGTGCCGATCTCATCTTCAGAGAGCATCAAGGTTTTACAAGCGGGGAAAAACTCTTCCAAATCGCGGATCTTCAACATATCCCGAATATAGAGATTGCCATCGTCATCAAAAGCAACTGCACCCGTGGCATTGAAATCACTGGTCTTGCTTTTGCCTAAAGCCAAATCTATAAATCGGAACCATTGCAAACCACCTGGTGCTTTATCCACGATCTTGAAATCGCCATCATCAAAGAAGTTGCCCACGGCCAAACGGGGCATCTGCAAAAACTGAGCAACATAATCAAAGTCACCCATATTGACAGAAATCTTTCGCAACGCTTCAGCTTCGTGTTGTTCTTTCCAGAGTGCTTCACCTGGTTTACGACCAAGCTGGTCGCCACCCATTGGTACATAAACGCCACGCAAGAGATTCTCGCGAAAAACTTCTTCCGTTTTTGGATACTGTTTCTGATCCAGTGCGATGGCGGGCATAAAGACTACATCCCACTGATCGGCATCAGGGTCAGAAACCATCTTTGTCAGGAGCTTGCCTGCCAGGTCTTCCACATCCCAGCGGGTCATAATCACGATCACTGCACCACCCTTTTCAATACGCGTATAAGCTGTGGATTGGTACCAGTTGAAATCATCGTCACGGTTTTTCTGGCTCGAAACTTCTTTGCGCCCTTTCACGGGATCATCAACAATAAAGAGATTCGCACCAAAACCGGTGATACCACCGCCCACACCAGCTGCTTGCATCCCGCCCATATGACCATCAATTTCCCATTTCGCTGCCGCTTTACTATCACGATCCAAAACCACAGGCTCATCCGAAGAAGACAAGGCCCCAAAAACAGCATCGTATCTTTCTGATTTCACAAGATCACGCGCACCCTTCGAGTGGCCGGTTGCCAAATCTGCACCGTAAGAAGTCAGAATAATTTGCAGATCAGGGTTTTTCCCCAGCAACCAGGCAGGGAATTTGCGCGAAGCGGTTTGGCTTTTCCAATAACGCGGGGGCATAAAGATCATCAAACGCGGGATCCCACGCTCGCCACCGCTCAAAACATATTCAGCCACCTGCTGCAATTTCTTGCTCAGGTACTTCATATGCGGTGCTTCGGTCGGATGCTTTGGATCAACATATTTGCAGAAATCAAGAAAATAGCGTTCAGCACGAAGCTGAGCGCGTAAATCCTTCTTGACGGCTGCCTTTACGTCGTCTTTACTCATTCAACATCCTCTTCATCCGTAGGGGAAAGGTCAGCGCTTTCCTGACCCGCTTGACCATCATCCAGCAAATCTTCATCTTCCTGCGCAAACTCTTCTTCCATCTCGGCAAAGAACTCTTCTGCATCTTCACCCAGTAATTCGATCTTTTTATCGGTCGGCATTTTGCGCAATTGGTCGAGCAATTGGCGACCCTTGCCAACCAGACCGCCTTCGTCGACCGTGATCTTCTGGTTGCGATTGATAATGCCTACAGCTTCCCAGAGCAAACGCCGCTCGGCAGTGGCTTTATAATCTGGCATCGATGCAACCAAACCGCTGGCTTCCATTGACCCGGGGATGTAATCCAATAAAACAGCGGTTTGCATACTAGCAATCATCTGGTCAATATAGGGGTACTTTCTGCGCCACTCGATAATGCGACGCGAGCTGGTCAGCCCAAGCACTTCAACTGCAAAATCGTGCTGTGTTTTCGGGTAGCGATTATGCTTCGGTACGCAAGACCAGGCGATGAAAGCACCAATTCTCCAGGGGATATTCGAGATCATCAGCTCGTTGAACTTCTCAGTCCAATCAGGTGCATCGTCGCTTTTGATAACTTTCTCTAAAGCCATATACGCAGCCAACTTACGCTCGCCGATTTCAGCGGGAGTAAGATTTATCTGACCAGCTTCCTCGGCATCTTTCACCAAGTCTGCAAAGCCATCCAATTGCATTTGCGTAACGAGCTTTACTTTTGCCATCATCTCATCTCATCCAACATCTTTTTTCTTTTCGCCATCCATACTTTTTGCTCAGCAATAAAGGCTTGGGTTTCTGCGATAAAAATAGAAACGACGTTCATAATTGCTACTGCCTTGGCCCAAAGATGAAGCCAATAATGCCTGCTGCCAACACACCCAAAGAATTTAGTGTTGACCAGTTATTGATCCGAGATTCAAGATCATCTATATTGGTCTTTACAGCATTGATCTGTGTACCCTGCACCGCCACCTTGACGTGTAAACTGCGCAAAGTGCGTACTTCTGTTGTTAATGTCAAAATCTGTTCACTAAGAACAGCTAAGGTCACTTCACTACTTTGATTTGCTTCACCCATTGCTGGCTCCAAGGTTGGGGCGGCGGTCAGTCTCTTCGGGAAGGATTTAGACTTACCAAATGGCTCACGTTAGAACCACCGCCCCATACTATGATGAGCTTATTAGGACTAAAGTCCCTTGAGTTCAGCACGGCTCTTGATGTATTCAAGAAGCGGGGCAACAGCCACCCATAAACCAACAATCGCTTTGATGGCGGTTTCAATTGCGCCATTCAAAGAATCAACCTGCTCAGCAGTCACAACGCCAAATAGAACGGCAATGCCAAGCAACTGAGCGAAAACGGTCAGCCAAAATTCGGTGGTTTTATATCCTGCTTTCATAACTTTCTCCTCATAACTGGTGGTTGAGTAGCCCATGCACTTGGGCGTATCGAAACCAAAACAAAAAGCGCCCGATCTCATTTGAGATCGAGCGCTACTTCGACAATCTTGGCCCTTATAAAAAGGGCCTTGCTATTATTTAGCTCCCTGCAAGGCACTTTGCAATTGGGAGCGGCTTTCGGCAGTGCCGCCTATCACCGAGCGTCACGGGCTGCTTCATCATTTAAGTTTTTATCTTGTGAAATTGCTCCCTGCGTCTGGGGTTTGCGGCCCCAGACTGGGTGGGGGTGCAGCGTGTTAGCCGTATGGCTAACTCTGTTAACATTTTAACAGATTCAGAGTCTTTGTCAAGAGTCAATTTTCACGAAAAACAACCATATATGGGGGTTTACGAGCTAGCATAACCGCCACATATGCCGTTATTCTTTTTGCTCAACAGCTTAGATAACGGGCTTATAAGCATAGAGACGCGCACCATTCATCACTATAGGGCGGCGGGTCAGTTCTTCATCAGCATAGCGTCGCCTCAGAATTGTATGTGCAGTTTTGCTGGATTTCCCGATCTTTTCGGCGTACATCTCAACGGTCAATTCGCCTTCCTGCAAAGCTTCGCCTGCCGCATCTTCTTCGATCAGGATCGCCCAGGCATCTTCAAAAAAGGCTTCGTTACTCATAGAATCTCCTCTGTGCGTAAATCTATATTATTGAGAAAGGGGTGCATTGCCAGAAGCTTTCCATCTACAATTTCGAGAGCCAGCATCCCGATGCTCATCCGAGCGGTGCTTCTGGTTACTTTGCGGGCGTGCGAGCCAATAAAGCACATGGGCGGGGTGATATAGCCTTCGGTTTTGTAGATGGTAGCATCTATTTGATGTCTGGCGAAGCCGTAGGTAAAAACATGTGTATGACCACGCAAAACCATATTGGGCGGCGTCTCGCTTCGGTCAAGGGCGTTGCGCAATTCTGATTTCAGGTAAAGGCTAAAGGCGTTTCCGTGTGTCCAGTTGCGTGTGCCGGGACCCGGGCCATGATGGGCGGCGTCGATCTTGTAGCCATCCACATCTAAAAGCCAATGGTCACTGATCTTGATATCCTTCTTGTGGTATTCGTCTTGCAGCCAGGCGCTCAGCAGGGTTTCTGTGCTGCCTTCTCCCCAAACGTGTACGCCGGTGCCTTTGGTCATGCGCAGTTTTTTGAGATTTTTCATCTCTAGCCAGGGCAGCAAGGTGGAGCGAGAGAGTATGACCTGCGCATTCATGGATGCTTCTGCCAGATCGTCCCTAAAGATATTGCCCTGTGTCAGATCGCCCAAATCGAGCAGGCTGATCTCATCTTTGCCTGCGAGTTTTTTGATTTCACGCCGCGCTTCTTCGTGCCAACGCCAGATTCGTTTTTGGACGGGGCGCAGCTCTGGGTTGCGATACCCGGCGATAACGCGCCGACCGCTCTCGTCGAGATCAATTTCGGGAATCTCGGTCGTGGGGTTCACTAATCCGCCTGCGTTGCCGCTGTGAGTATCGCCCCGGACTGCAATGATCTTGCGTTTATACTTCGCCATATTTTGCCCTTTATTGGTGGTTGAGTAGGACGATGCACTTTGTCCGTATCGAAACCAAAACCGCCGCCGTGAGAATATCACGACGGCGGCTAACTCATCTATCTGACCCCCACATGCGGGGGGGTCTGCCCATTACTTACACAAGATATGGTAGCACAAAGAATCTAAAGATGCAAGCGCAGGGCATGTAGGGGTGGGTCTAAGACCCACCCTTACACAACCGCTTTTCTCTGTGTTCTCTGTGTTCTCTGTGGTGAATGTTTTACGCACTTACACCCACCGCCTTCCCCGTCGCATACTCCACAATATGCACCATCTCCGGCCCATAAAAGGGGATGCCAGCCTCCTGCATTAGATGGCTCACATTCGCCACCGACTGCGCCGTGACTTGGCTCATCTGCTCGGGGATATCCTCCTTGTCTGCGTACATCAGTTGCGCTCCGAAGATGATCAAAAGATCATCCAGGCACTCATGCAGCTCTTCGGGCAACTTCTTTCTTATGGCCACGGTCGCATACTCTCCCATCACTTGCAAAAACGGGCGGGTAAAAACCTTCTCTTTCTTTACATCTGCACTCATTGTCCTGTTCCTTTTGGTGTTGGATGCAAAAATCCGCTGTAGAGAGCATCGTCAGGAACAGGACAGTTCTTAGGCGACTCATATTCTACAGCGGATCTTTGTCCACGAATAAATTGTTCAACGGTGCTTAAACGAAACGCGCCGCCTTCTTACTGAACTGTCCTGTTCACCCCCATCCTAGCATAGCCAGATTCAGCATGTCAAGAGCATTTGGCAAAGTGTTAACATGATGGCTAAGAGAGTTAGCCATTTGGTTGTTTTGGCTAACCAGATCTATCAACTTCTCTGATCACAAGCACATTCGCTCTTTTAGAATAGCCACAATAGATATGTTCAAAATTGTCTTTTGTGCCATATTTCTTTAGATGTACTTCGTCGTATTGCGCGACGTCGTGCCGCAGGAAATCATCAGGAACTGCTATCCTAACAACATTAGGGTTATCGCTAGAAACTTCCATAATCGTAAAATCATCAGCCATTCCAAATTCTTTTTGCGCCAAAGAACCAAACTGTATTAAATTATATTTATTCATCACTCGCCACCTTTTCCCATGGAGTAGCGGAATAATCAGCTATGAACACATCATCAATAGGCGTGATCTCTTTTTGTTTTTCGCCTTCTCGCAAAACCTTCCAAGAACCATCATTCTGCAAACAAGATTTTACAACGTCAAGCCCGCCACCTTCTACTATCTTGGTAATTTCGATCAACAAAACAATTGTGCGATTATTCGCAGGGTCATGCTTTACACGCACCCATTTATCGCCTGGCTTCAAATTATCCATGTCCATCACTCACCGCCTTTTTTCGCTTTTTTCGCGCTTTTCGCGTTTAAAGCACTCAAACCATTATTCGCCACCCGCATCCACAAGGGCGCCTTCAGTCCACGCTTCACAAAAGCATCGCAAGAGAAACCAGCCTTCACAGCCAGTCTCACATGCTCGCTCTTTGAGTTAGAACACCAATTCTCATCTTGCGGAACGCCGGGCAATAACCCGGCATCCCGCCAATATTGACAACTTTTGCATGTTTTTTTCGTCATTATTATCAACCTTTCACCTTCAGAGCAGGGGGGCTAAAAAGGAATATCATCTTCATTAAAGGGCATCCCGCCCAGCTCATTCTGCGCTACATCTGCCAAAGACTCTTCTGGCATCTCTTCACTCGCAGAGCCAGCATTCCGTTTGCTGCCCAAGAATTTTACTTCATTCGCCACCATCTCTAAACTGGCACGCGGCTCGCCATCCTTTCCTTTCCAGGCACGGGCGGGCTTCATCCGGCCATCGACGAGCACCTTATCGCCTTTCTTGACATACTGGTTGCAGATCTCGGCCAGCTTGCCCCAAGTCTCGACTTTGAACCAGGTCGTCTCTTTCACGCGCTCTCCGGCGTTATTCGTATACTGACGCTCGGTCGCCACGCTAAAGGTCGTCACCTGCTTCCCCGATGGCGTATAGCGCATCTCTGCGTCACGCCCGGCATTCCCTGCAATTATACTTTTTTGATAACTCATTTTATTGCTCCTTTTTTGTTATTTTATTTATATATTTCTCAAGCTCATCTTTGATGGCGCGAGCATCTTCAACTAATTTATCCAAGATCAAGACTTCGACATTCTTGCCTAAAGCATTTACGATAGCATCAATGTCATCATTACGCCCATAATCTGAACTATCCACCGGGTAGTGTGAGCAGTTTTGGGGTGACTGCCCACCGAATAAAAACCTACGCAGACCCCAAAGTCTGCTCTACACGTGGTTAGGTGTCTCTTGGTTTCCAAAAATGCACTTTACTTGAAATCAAGCACGGACAGTCAAGCTGGTATGTTTCCTCGTCAAAATAAAACTTTGGCGGCTGGTTTGGTTCTGATGATTGCCAAAACTCGGCGGCTATATGCTCTATTGGCTGACCGAACTCCCAAGCGAGAACTTCAACACGCTGGAAAATTTCAGGTAATTTCTTGCTAACACTTATCCAAGTCATAAAATTGACACCTAACCATTCTATATCGTGCATTGCTTTAGCATATAGGCGCATTTTTTCTGAAAAAATACGACGCAATGGATCTGTGCTCTTATCCAAAATATCACAAGCATCTTCCATTTTGGAAAACAAGTAATCATAGCTACCACCACTCATTTTATATCTCCATTACTATATTTGATTTGAAAATCTTCTGCCGACATCTTCCCGATCTTCATCAGGAACTCATCCAAACGCCGCTGCCCCAGCCGCTCTGAAAGCCAGGCGAAAGTTTTCGCCTGAATATCCCACAAACAAATCTCACCGCACAGATCACAACGGACTGGCATCCAGCCGATCACGGGACCGAGCACATCCACTTCTTCAGGCATGTCCGCGCCATGGTCCACTCCGTTCCTGAAGAGCAGCAACTGCGGCACGCTGGCGCCGTTCCACTGAATCATGCCCAAAATATGCCCTGCCTTACACGTCCACAACTTTGCTGCCCTGCGCCCATTCCCGTTTTCTTGCTTCGCCATCGTAGCCTCCTAGCTCACTCGTAAATTCTGCCCCGAGATCGCCACAGCCCCGCGCGGCACCCACGCCGCCAAAACCAACATCACCCCCTTGATACTGACCCCTTCACTCGCCCCCTTTGGGATCTGCGAAACGAAAGCATATTCAGCTTGCTTGCCCGTCTCAAGCTCATACGCCACCGCCGCATCGACCACCGCCGCACTCACCCGCTCCCCCAGCGCGAGAGACCATAAATATGCCTCGTATTCATACTCACCAACACGCTCACGGTATAGCCCGCGCACGAACGAAATACCCATCACTCTCCCCCTAAATCCGCTTTTAGATTTGGGGGGATGCCTTTCAGGGCAGGGGGGCATATTCCCGCAGGATCCCAATAGATGATCTCAAAATCATCAAGCTCAACCAGAAACCTTTCAGGGTCTCCATAAGTACCACCAAAGAAATCGAAAAAATCAGCAACATTAGAAAAGCCATCTGCAATAGCCAGATCAATACTTTCTTTGGCCGTTAGCAATACAGGGCCACTATCAAGAATAAAATAGATCTCATATTGATTCGGCCAGATCACAACCGGCTGCACCCTTGTACAAGGCGTCTCTGCGATCTTCTCGCAAGCCTTCGTCCGCATCCCTGTATACAGATACAACATATCCCCAACCTTCGTCGGGTTCTTTCTTCGCCGCCGAATCGTATGCGGCTTTCTTCCACTCAAAATCATTGGAGCAAATTCTTTCTTGAAGTTATATGCTGGCATAATCTTTTCCTTTTTCTTGTTTTTCCTTCGTGCTCTTAGTGACCTTCGTGGTGAAAGCGCTTCACCACCCCCCTGCCCCGCACCTGCGTCCCCCTTAATCACGGTACACGCTGCGCACGTACGCACCCGATTACGCAGAATTATTAATTGTTGTTAAATATCCATTAGTCATTTTTAGCAACAATCTAAGGGGCTATTTCACCATACTAGACAAAATATCATCCATAGATTGCGCCGCTTTCTCTCCATCAGCTTCTGTTTTTGTCTGCAAACCGCCCCCAGACCGTAATACAGCGCATAAACTCTGAAACTTCTGACCAGTTGGCAGGCTTTTGTACCATTCGATCAGGTCATCGTCCTCGCCAGGGCGCAAAAGACCGTTGAAATACATTCGCTCAGATGGAATAGCCAGTTTTTTTCTTCCCATCGCCTTATCCTTTCCGCAAAAGCATCTTATATAAACCGCGGGAGATGGCAGAAACAGGATTATCTGGCACATATGCTTTCCCTCGGAAGTTTCTAACCAGATAATTCTTTAGCAAAACCGCCCCACCCCCAACCACGATCATCTTCTCAAAGCGCTGATGACTTTTGCCCCATCTATCCTCGATAAAACCATCCACATCGACTTCCCAAGTTGGCAAAGCGTTTTTCAATTCTTCTTTCAATTGTCCTCTACGCAGCTTCATATCCAGTTTGCCCTTGCTAAATCGATTAAGCGGGTCAACCAGCTCTAGCAAACGACGCACCCCAACCGTGGCCCCTCCGGTCAAATTCTCTGTATATTTGCTGTTTTCAACCACCATCGCCTCGCCCGTATTGAAGCCAATCGAGAGTACACCGGTCTCTTTCAGAAAAACACTTGCTCGATCAGCGATCAAAGCACCGTCCAGATCAACCGCATAGTCAAACATCGCGCCCAAGGCTTGTGGAGCAAGATGCACTTTCTCCACATCTAACATATAGATTTCCCCATCTGCATCCCATTCGTGATGCCCGATCATCCACTCACGTACCAGCTTCTGATACTCAAGAGCACGATCCCCCTGCATCATCTGCAAAGGCAATCCCACCATCAAAGCCAGCGGCTTATCAAAGAGACCATATTTTCTCTGATAAGTCGTCATCGCTCCATACCACAACGCCCGCATCTCAGGCGTGCCGGTCAGCCTGTTGAAATCAAGAGACTCAACTGGTCGTCCAAAATCATGAGCATTCGCCCCCACATAAAACTCGCCAAATTCTCCCTTCACGACTATCGGGCGCTTGCTGCGCTTCATCCCGCCTACAGAAGCATATATCCGCCCACCGCGCACCGTAGCCGCCTGCGAAAGGAACTGCAAACCACCATCAGCTCCCCACAACTTATTCGCGCCCATTCCCAAATCTTCACCTAAATAAATCAATTCTTTATTCATTTTTCACTCCATATTGTAGATATGCACTGCATTTTCAAAATGCGTTGCATATCGGGTCTAATTATTCCTGGAAGACCAAACATCATCCAGCATTTCAAAATCGCCATTCACGACCGCCTGCAAAACAAGCGTATTAATATCTTTAGGCTCTGCAAGCACATACTCACTATTAGACAGGCCAGGGTTCTCCTTCACCAAAACACCAGCCTTGACATACCCGGCCAGCACCTTTTCATGATTCGGGCGAGACATGCCATAAGCCCTCTTCATTGCCCGCTGTGAAATCGGTCTCCCATTCAAATACGCCTGCGCGATCTGCATCAAATAACGCCGCCCCTTCTCCGGCACACCGGTATCAGCCGAGCGCACAGAGCCATCCGGGTACTGAATTTTGATATACATCGTCGGACGCTTCCCATTCCCAACATCCGGGTTCTTATCCAAATTCACGCCAAAGAGATTCTCAAACCATGCCAGCTTGGACCATCTCCATAGCGAATACCCAAAATAAAGACCGCCAGAGAGCCATGCCCATATCGCAGCGTTGATCCACAGATCATCCCTCCAATCTTTCTTCAACCCAATCAAAAACGCCGCGCCAAAAACAACCACCATCACAGCAATAGATTGGAGCGATATAACCCAAACCCCCGCCTCTCGCTGAAGAAGATAACTCTTCTCCCCAGGCCTACCCGATGGCTGCGCCGGAACGCTCGCATCCTGAACTTGCTTAGCATTTATAAACGTCATCCTTGCACCTCCGCATCTAGTAGCACCCTGCCCGCATCTGGAATACCAATATCGCTCTGCCCCATCGCCTCCGCCACTTCACCGGTCTTTGAAAAGAGTGCCGTGCCTTTCTGCGCATCCATAGTCAATTTATGGATCAACGCCTGCCGATACACTTCCATCTTCTTATCGCTGGCGGGCTTTGTCACATCGATCATCCCGCTCTCACCCGTCAAAGTATCGTTCAGATAATATTTTGTCTCGCGCACATGCTGCAAACCGATCCGCCCCAAGAAACTATCAGCGGGGATTTTCGTCACATCGTCGAGCAGAAACTGCGGGCGCATCCCGTTTGCATCCAGTGGCATGATTCGGGCGCGAATCCAAGCCGCTGTCGCGTATGCTTTCGCTGTTTCCACCGTTCCATAAGAGAGAGACCAAGCCAAAGATAAAGCCACACCGATCAGCCCAAAATAGACAAAACCGGTCACGATCTGCCCGCCGATTTGCGCCACTGCTTCAATGCTCGCCCAATACGCCGCCTTTTCATCGCGCTTTATATCTACCCAGTTGGCATCCGCCTGTCGAATAGATCGCGTTAGCTTGGCATCGAGTGCCGCCTGGTCAGCTTCCATCCGCGTTTTATACGCATCAGCATCCGCCCGTGGATTATCCAACTCGCACCCCGCCAAAAAGAACATCATCAAAACTAGAAAAATCAACCTTCCCGAAGATTTTTTCATTTTTCGTTTACCTCATAAGATCAACAAATAGAAAACAGCCGCAACCACCAAACCACTCACAACTGCGCTCATATAAAAGTTAAATTTATTCATGCTGTCCTCCATAGAAGAAATCCAATAAACGCTTTGAGAATCGAAACGCCAATAAATTGACCCCCAAAAACCCACTGGAAGCCATAGCTATCCATAATCAAATAACCAAGTCCCAGAAACACAACCTCGATAGCGGAAAACAACATAAACTGTCTCGGCATAGAACCTTTTTCTTTTTTCTTGGGCTTTATTTTTCTAACTTTCTCAACGTATTTTTCACATCGTTTTCGATATGCGGCAACAGTTTCACCTTTCCTGCGTGAAGCTATAGTATTCATCAGGAAACCTCCCGTTCAGGCGACTTGACCCACCCACCCAGCACAGCCACATCGTAAACAGTCTCTGCGATCATCTCCCCATTCATCACATTGCACAAACCCCCATTCTCTTCCATTACATCTACCTGATATCGCAAAATCAGATAATAATCAAACAACGCCAAAGCGCTCGCTGAGCCTGTCGAAGCGCACCCTCCCCCTAAATCTGCACTTAGATTTGGGGGGATGTCGCCGAATGGCGACAGGGGGGCAGACAGGGGCGCAGATAGGGGGGCAGACAGGGGCAACGCCAGCGCAGCACGCAGCCGCTTCTCCGTCAAAGCCACGACACTCTTCAGCATCGAAAGCTCAATCGGTGGGTCCCGCAACTCAAGCATCGCAGATGCCAAAGCAGGGAGTTCTTCCTCTGTATAACTCAAGGGGGATTTATTCATTCCAGTTCTCCTATTCAATTGTGTTAAAGCAAAGTCCCGCAACAGACCGATATTACCGGGAGAACTGGAATTCTTGCGGCGACACGGTTGATTCTGCTGCGGGACTTTACCCACGATATTCAATTGTAAACCACGAGTGCTGTTAAACACAACATGTCGCCTTCGTGGGGTGAAGAATTCCAGTTCTTGAGATTCATTATACATCGTCATCGCCTTTTTTGCAATTGGTACTTGTAGTCCCGTAGCCAAACTTTAGTTTCAAATAATCAATTCTTTCACTCGTCTGCTTCGGGAAAGCACTGCTCTCCAAAATCACAGCCCAACCATCGTTTGTGTTTCGCGTCATAACATCCAAACCTTCGCAAAGCTCACGAATCTCTTCTGGCATCAAATCAACGCCCATATACCTTAGGATCTGTGCAAGATCATCAAATAAAAGATGCTTCACCTGTCCGTAAGAATAGATACGCCCAACCCACAACAAGCCCCCAAAGCAGGTTAGCACCAGAAGAATGCCGTCCAAGACGGTCCGCTCTTTGCTATCGGGTGATGCCAAAGCGTCTCTTTCCTTTTGGTCTTGGCTTCCCGCACTTATCGCAAACAGTCTCATCATCAAAGTTGGGCTTAAAACGCTCGCATTCGCAAGTCAAATAACCAATAGCCCAAAAAGAATTCCATCGCTTTTTGTGTTTCAGAAACGTGGCGGGCATGAACACAAGGTCATCTTTCCTATTCTCGTCAGGAACAATAATCCCGTGTTCAGCTGCAAGATTCACAAAAACCCACCCATCAACAGAGAAAGTCTCCTGATTCTCTTTCAGCAAAGCGCTAATAAACTTTCGCATCTTTTCATATTCGACATTCTTCGTCATAAGTTCTCCATTTCGTTTTATATTGCCAAAAGTAGACAATTAGACAAGCAATTTCTGGTCAAAGTGGTCAATTGTGCACATAGGGATTTTCTCTATGTGCACAATTGATAAAGCGTAAAAAAGAAAATCCGCTAAGCACCCGTATGTGCACTATTCACCACTTTATGTATATATCGTCACTTATAAAAGTATGTTTATAAGAATTATTTGATAAAAAAAGCGCAAAAGTGACGATACAGGGCAAAGTGGTGAATAGTGACGATTTTTTAGCCCTTTTCGGGTGGGTAAAAATAAAATATTCGTATATATTTTTTTTAATCCCTATAGGGGGGTATAGTGCGTCACTATCACCACTATCGCCACTTCTAAAAAATAAAGTCATCCTGAACAATCTCAGGCTCACGCTCTTCACGCTGATATTGCGCTTCGCGGTGCAAACCAAAACGCAGCTTTCCGGCATCAATAATTTCGCGGTTCAAGACCAATGCCTTGCCCCGATTTGTTTTCCACACATCAAAACGGAAGACATCTCTCCCTACAGTGCCAATTGTTCTTGGCTTGATATTATCTTTCCCTTTACCGACGCCATCTTCGTTATCATTCTCGGCATCCATGATTACATTGGCAATTCGAGCAGCGTCTTTAAAGTGAAGAAGGCGCACATTTCCATGTTGTTTTGTTTCGCTATAACTCACATATTGAGCATACTCTTTCACCTTTTCGGCATATTCTCGGCTCGCTTCAGGCTCCAAATCCATCTCCACGTCTTTTGCAATATCCGCCGCCACAATTGCCCGCAAGATCAACGCTTCAAACGAAGCCGATTGCTTCAACATCTCGTCTTCGTAATTTTCGCGCCCAATATTGCGTAAGTTTTTCAATAGCTCAATATCATTTTGCAAAATAGCTAAAACCTTGATTGGCCGTAACGTAGAGTTGATACGTGCCGAAGTCTCTAAGTCACGCAAATATTCCTTATATTCTTTTCGTTGTTCTTCATTCAACTCCAGCTTTGGAAGCCATGTTGCTAACCGCCAATGCAGACTTGCATTCCGTATCTCTTCCGCTTCAGTTTCTATTTCAGGAGGGTAATATCCGGGCTCAATATTGTGTTTGTCCAATGTCATCATATCGACCCGCGACAAATAAAACTTCACGCAACGATTTTCAATACCTTGATCCTTGAATGGTTTGTACCCGGTAAATATCATCGGATGAAAACCCTCTCTTGCAGATATGCCAAAATCTTTCCGCCCATCTGCACGCATTACCTCCATAGTCTTCATATGTGTTGAGATGCGTGTTGAAAAAGACGCCTTGATATATGCAGACAAAGCGCCGTCATCCTTTCGTATTGCCTCTTCAACCTCGTCGATCATCACCAATGCTTTGAAATAAGATGCCAATATGCGCAGCGATGCGTCCGTAGAAGCAGCAGAAACAGCCGCATACCGATAACCTGTAATCCCGACTAAATATCCCAAATCTGATTTACCACTCCCGCTACCACCCCGTAAGCTCAAAAATGTCAGCAGATCGAAAGCATCGAAAACCCAAGTGCTCAAAGAATACGAGCCTAAAAAGTCATAAACACTTTCGTTTTCCATATAAAAAAACTTTTTATAGAACTTTGTTCGCATTTTAATAAGCTCAAACGAATCAAGTAGCGCCCCCGTTCCCGTTGGCAAGCGAATAGCGCCCATACTCAAAAAATCAACCACATCCGGGCGTGTCACAGGCACGATCTTCTTATTACCCATAATCACATAATCAGCCATCTTTACGACTTGTCGCTCATTTTTCTCAACATCGGTAATATGAGCATAAGCAAAACGTATCTTTTTTAACTTTTTATCATGGAAAACATCGATCAAATACCCGCAATTCTCAGTTTCATCTTCGGGATACCAGCCCCCCAAACTCTCTTCTTTGATAAATTTGTCATCATCATCCCCATCATCAACCGCAGCCTGCTTCAATTGCTCCTTGATCCATTTTTGATAGGTGCTATCAGCCTTGGTTTTGGAAAGCTCAGGGTACAAGGCCTGCGCAAGAAAAGGCCCATAATCCACCCGCAGATCATTAGGCATCATCGTGATCAAAGGAATCACCATCCGCAAAGCCACTTGTCGTGATTGACCGCTCAATTCCCCCGCATATTCAGCCGCCATCAAAGAGATGGGAATAGAATTACTAGCAATCCCTTCACGGATGCCCCTTTTCGCTTCGTCTCGCTCTTTTTCATCTTCAATCGTATCGCGCAAATATTGCGCCACATCGTTTGTATCCCCTATTTTCTTCTCAAAGCCATCAGGGCGTGTCCACTTCTTTGCTGGCGTGCGAGCCACCCACAAAGTAGCCCCAAAAGCAGTCGCTAAGGGAAAATCATTTCTTTTCCCTGTCACCACATTTTGCCCGGGCTTATCAGCATCCGTCACATAGATAATATCTTCATATTCATCCTTCAACATCTGGACAATGCCGCTCTCATCCAAATATCGCCAAGAAGAACCACACAAAGCCATCGAAGCCTCGTCAAATTGCCCCCACGTCACCGCGCAGCCCTGCCCCTCCACAAGAAAGATACGTTTCCCACGGCGTTTGCCGCGCGAATGGTGTTCCCGATGCAACCAATTGAAAAAAGGCCGCCTTGGCCCCGCAATCGCACTATTCGGGTTATGAGATTTGCGCTTCTCATCGAAACCAGGCAAATAGCGCACCGAAAAATACGCGATCTTCCCCTTCAATTTATGCGTATACACCAACCCTGGGTTGTCGAGCAAACCATAAACATAGCTATCACTCAAATTCGCCGGATCAATATCGTGTTTTTTAGCCCACGCCTTCACGTCGCCCCTGTAGCCCAAAATCATCACAGCTTCAGGAGAGTCAGGGTCAATCCCGTGCAATTCAAATTCGCCCCGCATATCTTTATAAGCAGCAGCAGAATCGCGCCCCGTAAAACCCAACCCAGCAGATTTGATCGTCCGATCCGTCCAGCCCCGATCTTTAGCATAGGCCAAAGCAGCAGCATCGCCGATTTTTACATCTTCACCGCGTCCGCCCTTGGCCCCAACGAGCCACCGTACAAAAACCTTCTGCGCTACCCGAAGCGTATCCGCCTTAACTTGCTCAGCAACACGGGTTTTCAACCCTTCACCGCTCGCCTTCGTCAACGTCACGTTGGCCATCTTTGCCAAATAACGCAGAGCTTCAGTGAAATCCCAGCCAGGGTTATCCTTCAACACCCAATCGAAAATATCGCCGCCATCATCACACGCCCCAAAGCATTTCCAAGACTGCGTACCAGGCCACACCACCAACGAAGGCGTTTTCTTATTCGAGTGAAAAGGACAGAACCCCATCATCGAAGACCCGCTCCGCCGCAAATTTACAGATTTCGTTTCCGAAACCAAATTCTCAATATGAACCTGTTCCTTGATGTCATCAATGATCGTCATTTTGCGCCCCAGACATTCACCCAGCAGCAGCGAAAAACATCTTCACTTTTACCATCTTCTATCACAATGCAATTCTTCATGTCTTTGCCCTTTTTCTACACAAATTTTCTATAAAAAAATCACTATTCGCTCCCTAAAGAGCGTTTACCCTATTTCTCCAGCATATCTACCAAAACCCGACCCCTACCCCAAAACACACGCGGGGCCTCGAGAATTCACCCCCCCCCCTTCCTTTCGACTGTGCCCATCCGCATTATGCGACAAATATCCATACCCTTAGACACCTGATCGAGCAACGAAAGCGCACCCAAACGCGCCCTATTTGTCAGATAATGCCCCTTATCTAACAAAAGGGAGAGCTTTTTCCCCAGCCCACGCCCACGCCCCAGCAAACGCAGTGAATAAGTGAAGATTGCGTTTTTTTTTTCTACTGCTATAAATAAGCGGCGGCGCAAGGCACAGACAGGGGGTGGGGTTGGCAAGGAAACCCTCCGCAAAGGACATCTGTGGCGGGCAAGTTGTGTTTTCCGACATTGCGTATATCTCCAAATCTAGGCACATTTGGCCAGTGCTTTGCTAAAATCTTCTGGCAAAATGGATCAATCTCTACCTGAGCCACGCATTTCATTCCTGCACGCTCAAAGCCTAGATCAAATCCACCTATGCCAGCAAAAAGGCTAATAAACTTCATACCCTACATCCCTTCTACTAGACTCTGCTTCTCTTCAAAGCCACTGGCCAGATAGCGACGTGTGGTCTCTATGCTGGCGTGACCTAGCAGGTCCCTGATTTCTTCTATCGTTGCCTTGAATTCTTTCTCTAGCCGCTTGGCGAAGGTGTAGCGTAGCCAGTGCGGGGTAACGCCTTCTATGCCTGCGTTGTAGCCAGCATCTTTGACGTGGCGCAGCAGGGTGCGCTCGGAGATGTCGAAGAGAGAAGATGTATCCATAGCGGATGCAAGCCTAAATTCGAGCCAGTCGCCGAGTAGTTTGCGGGCAGATTTGCCCAGGTGGGCATCCCGCTCCTTGTTTCCCTTGCCGTGACGGATGGTCAATATCCACGTTCTATCGCCAATCCGCTTGAGATCGTCTATTTGCAAGGCGGCGATTTCGCTGACGCGCATCCCGGTGGTGAGCATGAGACCGACTGCGGTGAGTTCTCGCAGGGCAGATTTGATTTTGAAGGTGGTTTTTGCGCCGCGTAGGTTGATTTCTAGCTCGCGCATGATGGCGAGTCTTTCTGGTCTGGTGAGTGATCGGTTTTTGGATGCTTTGTAGCCGACTTCTCTCATGCGGAGTGATTCTTTTAGTTGGGGCAGTTCGAGAAAATCGCAGAAGGTGCGTAGGGCTGAGACGCGGGCGTTCCATGTGTTTGCGGCTATTTTCTCTTCGTCGCTATGATGGCGGTATTCAATCAGGTCGAAGCTGGTGAGCCTTGCTGGCTCAAAAGTGCTAAAGTTGTCTGCTTGCCACCACTCACAAAAGACGCGCAGATGTTGCTCTGCGGCTTTGATGCTTTTATCGCTTTTGTGCTGGTACTTCTCTTTTAAGTAGGTTTTCCATTCTGCCTGCCAAGTATTCATTATTCACTGCTCCTGATTTACTGGTCTACTGATTTTTAGACTTCTCGCCCCGCTCGGTACACTTTACAAAACCGAGCGGGGCATTCAAAGGAGTCTCTCGTCGTCCAAACGAGAATGGGACATTCGGGATTCGAACCCGACTTTCGCCGCGAAGGGCGTTTCCCTGGTGGCCAGAATCGTGTACTACGCCTTGGCACTGTCCCGTGCGTTCTTATTTCAAATTCGTAAGTGAAACCTTATATTCGTTCAAAACCATCGCTTCATGCTTATTGATCTTCGAGAGAAGCATCTTCAAGAGCGTCTTGCGTGGCTTCTCGTTTTTCACTTCCAAAGCCAGCGCTTCCAACAACGTGGCAGCTGATGCCGTCTCAATCGAGCTTTTAGCATATTGGATAGAAGAGAGCGCAATAGCATCAACCTGATGCTTGCTCACTTCACCCAGCTCGCCGCTCTCAAGCGCGTATTTGAGATCGAAGCTATATTCGATGCGGGGCATATTCTCGATCTTCTCTTTCCAATCCGTTGCGTGCAGGCTGGCATCGGTGGCACGTTTGAATTTCTCTTCGGAAAATTGTGTTTCTCCACGATTTGAGATATAGGCTCTATAAAACTTGTCTTGATGGGGGAGCTGGAATTTTTGATATCCACATTGAACTTGACCGTTCATCACAGCACCTTCATCTTTTGAGCATATTCTTGCTTTTTGCGGGCTTCATATTTTGCAATTGCTTGCTCTGCCAAAGCCCTGCACTCAGGGTGGATCCACTGCAAGCCGAGTACTTCGTGATAACCATATTCTTCCAACCGGCCATCAACTTCATCACAAATACAACACGGCTCACCGCTGTGGATTGGCTCTCTCTCCACTTCTGCGGCGTGGGCTAAAAATAAACTGCCTAAATTATTCATTTTGAGTCTCCTTTAATACATCTTTAAATTGATTAGGTTGGTCTGGGTCATAACTACGCGGGTCTGCGCGCAGGGTTTTAGCAATATTCTTCAAACGTTCAATGCTGGTATGCTGATAGTCGCGTGCTGCTTCGCTTTTCATTAGCCCAACGACCAGGGCTTGGATATAGCGGTCAACATTCTGGTTCTGATCCCCTGCATCCATAGCGATCGCCATCATATCTTCCAAAGCGTCTTTCGCGCGGTTTGGGAGCTGACGCTTATTTTGCGCATCTTCCAGCGCTTCCAGACGGCTAAAAAACTTACGCAGCTGCCATCCCAGCAGGCCACCAGATGAAACAGCCAACGCGACCAGAGCCGCAATCAGATATAAATTCTCACTCATGAAATGCTCCCTAAAAATCAATAAGATCAACGCTGCCCCTAAACTCGTCATTAGTATGAAATAAAGAAAAATAACTTTGTTTTTCATCGTAATTCCGCTGACAAGCGTTTCCTTTCCTGTTACTCTATAGAAGAAGCGGCAACACTAACCCGTGAAACTGCTTCGCCATCTAACTGGAGCGCACCGTCTTTGCCCGGACATTCGCTCTCTTCTGAATTTCCCCCCAAATCGGACGCCCTTCCTATTTGGGGGGATGCCCCGATAGGGGCAGGGGGGCGGGGGCTGGCCATAATAAGCTCAGCGACAACCTGCATCGCTGCCCAATAAGCAGCCACCTGCTCCGGTGGCATCGGGACGTATTCGACAGTTAGCATTTTGGCTAACTATCTTGACCATTTGGCTAATAAAGTTAGCCGACTAATAGCGTTTTTTTTTTGCAACCGACTTACTTCACGACCAACGCGCCATTCTCGGCACGCGCTAAAACGTCAGGAACCCTTGCAACCAGGCTATCAATGGCCCAATCTTTGCGCCAATCGCTACAATTTAGATAAACCCGAAAAAGATCTTCCAAAGAAGGCCCTGGGCTGCCATTCTCCCAAAGAGAAATAGCCTGTGGCGTAAGTGAAAAATTGTTCATAGCCACGCATATCGCAGCACCAAAGTTCTTTTGCGACAACATTTCATTTCTACGGTATTTCTTTGTGATACTTGCAAAACTATTCTCTTCCATATGATTATTCCTTGTTCTTGGTAGCTGCTTTTTCATCAACTTTATTAATTTGTCTTCTAAGTTGATTTACTAACTTACTTTATCATTATGTTATCACTTTTACAAGTATCAATTGAATATATCAACAAAATAGACTATATTATCAATATGGACACTACCCTAAAAGAACTGCTAACCGAAAATTTTTTGAAGTGGCAAATAGCTCAGAAAGAAACAAAAACCCAGAGAGAATTTGCTGAAGAATGTCTTGATATTCACAAAGTCACCTTCAGCCGCATCTATAATGGAAAACAACCAGCCACTAAAAGTATGTTGGTCCGTTTTGCTGAAAAAACAGGCGACCCACGCTTCTACGATATCGCCGGTGTTCCAAGCGTTGACCCACTGCTTTCATACGTCTCAAGATCATGGGGTGATCTAAGCGAAGCCCAACAACATAAAATCAAAGAAGATATTGAAACTTACTTAAAGGGGGACGATGAAGAAGAAACGCTCGCCGAACTTCCCGCCTGAAATCTGGGCTGTGCTTCCATTTAAAAAACGCTTGGCTATTGCACTAAAAATAATGGGCTATAAACTGATCAATAACCCCCATATTCGGATTGCTGCGACCACAATTATATTGAGTTCTGTTGCTATCATTCACCTGCCAGAGCACCCCATTGCTATCCCCGCAGCCTATGGCACCGTGCTATCTGGCATTATTATCTTTCAAACACTGCGCACAAGATCGCAGAGAAGAACAATCGCCGCTCATTGGGTATAAAAAAATGAATGATAAAACCGGAGACTATTACAGCGAACAGAATTTGAAAGTTGCTCAAGATTTACAAAATGCTGGAATAAATATGGAGAAGGAGTGGTCTACGGTTGGCGATGATAATGTTTGCGAAATTTGCCAGCGAAATGAAGACACTGGTTGGATACCAATAAATCAACCTTTTCCTAGCGGACATCAAAGACCACTAGCACACTCAAAATGCAGATGCGATATGCTTACTCGTCGCATAAAGACTCCCCACGACACAAAAAACACCGTAAAAGCAGAATCTGTCATCATTGAAGGTGATGCAACCCCAGAACAAATTGAAGTAGCTTTTCAGCAGAAAGCTCAAAAAGAAAAAAACATAAAAAGCAAGAAAGCGGTCATCATCGCAGTATCAACAATTGTTATCTTGACTTTCTGCTGCATTGTGTCGGCATTGCTATCCACATAGCGAGATACGTACACCTAAAGGGTGCGTTGCATCTCATTAAAGGGAAAATCATGAATGACCTACAACAATACGCCTACGCAATGGCTAATGCGCCTAAAATAGCACGTGTCGGAATATGGCTTATCACAGGCAACGTATTGATTACAGGAATACCAGTACCACAAATAGAATATGACGATCTCTTTATGGAAGAGAGCTTTGCTTACTCAGCAAACTTAGGAAATCCTATTCCTGAAAGGAGCAAAACGCAAGCCAAAGCTAAAATTGAAGAAAGTGATTTCAAAAACACGAACACGATCTATCTTGCAGACGTTATTATCCACCTTGGCAGCACGACCGCCCAAACGCCTGTTATAAGCATCTTCGTCAACCACATATCCGCTTGGGGTGCAGGTCGCCCACCCCTCTTTGACCCCGACATCTAAAATTGTATTAACGATCAATTCTGCCAATCTAGTCATTCTTCCCGCTTCATTTTCACTCATCGTACCAAGTTTATACCAGAAGTCCTTCTCCATCTTTAGCATCCTTTACTAAAAAGACCCCGCCCACTAGAATCATAGCACAAAAAAGATAATTTTAAAAGTACCTACCCATAACGGAAACCAGCCCAAAACAAGCATGTCCCTACTTCCACCCCCATCCACTCTACCCCCCAACGCCATTGTAGACACCTACATCAGAGATTCGGGCGGCCCTACCCAAGATCGCTCCACCGACCAGCAACTGCGCGAGATCCAAAAATATTGCGCCACCCACAAACTCCAACTGCGCCATAAATTTATAGACCAGGCCAAATCTGGCGGCAGCACAGCCACCCGAGAGAGCTTCAACGCCATGCTCGACACCTGCGCCCACGCAGAAACCCGCCCCCAAGGCCTCCTGCTCTGGAACTACGCCCGCTTTGCCCGCGATCTCGACGACGCCATCTACTACAAATCCCTCCTAAAATCGCAGCATGTCACCGTCCACTCGCTCACCGACCCTGTTCCAGAAGGATATCATGGCCGGATAGTCGAACTGTTTATAGATATAAGCAATGAAGAAAAACGCCGTCAAACATCAACGGATGCGAAACGGGGCCTCCGTGATTTAGTCCTGCTGCACCGTTGTGTACCGGGTTTGCCGCCCCGTGGCTTCTACCGATCGCCCGTAAACACAGGTACCCGGCGAGACGGAACCCCCCGCATCGCCCACAGCTGGGAACCAGACCCCGAGAAAATCCCCATCATCCAGGAAGCCTTCGCCATGAAAGCCGCAGGCGCATCGCTCAGCCAGATTCACGCAAAAACAAAACTATACAGCAGCCTAAACAGCTACAGAACCTTCTTCAATAACCAAATCTATATCGGCATCCTGCTCTATGGCGGCGAGATCATTCCCGACTACTGCGACCCCATCGTTGATATTGCCACATGGAAAAGCGTTCAAGCCCGCCTGAAAAAAGCTGGCCAGGGAAAAAGAAAAAAGATTCACCCCCGCCGCGTCAACTCACCCTATCTGCTCTCCAGCATCATCCTATGCGACAACTGCGGCGCACCCATGAACGGCAACACCGCCACCAAACACGGCAAAAGAGACGAAGCCTATAGATGCTCAAAATCCAAAAGAAAAGCAGGCTGCAACAAAGGGCGCATCTCCCGCCATAAACTCGAAACCGCCGTGCTTGGCACAATGAAAAACTACATCCTGCTGCCAGATAACCTGCAAGCCATTCACGATATCACCGCCAAAAACCTGCTCACCTTTGAAGCCAAAAGAAGAGAACGCCGCAAAATAGTCAGCAACGAACGCCAATCGCTCAGCAAAAGAATAGCCAATATCACCCTAGCCATCGCCGACGGCGGCCACTCAGGCGCCCTGCTCGATACCCTAACCCAACTTGAAAACGAACGCGCCCTGCTCATCGCCGAAACCAAAGAACTCAAAGAAGAGATCCAGCCGCTCCCCGAACTCAGCTTTGCAGAAATAGAGCAACAATCCCAAAACATCATCCACCAACTCGAAACCGCCACGCCCGAACAGATCCGTATAATCCTGCGCGGCTACCTGTACCAGGTCAGAGCACAAAAGAAAGATGGTGAAATATTCGGAACAATAACCTACTATTACCCCCCAGACATACAGGAACTCCCCCCACCTTTCTGAATTTGCCTATAGCGCTAACCCCTGTGGGGGCACCTCGCTATAGGCAAACATTTGCCCACCCTATAAAACCTCGCTAAATGCGGGGTTTTATGTATCTACTAACTTTCATACCGCACACTTTTCTCGATCATTATTGAATCACCCCATCTATATCACAAATTCCAAGTTGCAACAAAACCGCCTTCAAAAGCGCAAGTTGCTCTGTGGGTTTCAAATTATCCACTATTTTCCCTTTATGCGACGCAGCGACCTGTCGAGCTTTCGTGCGTTGTTCTTTTTTCTTAGCACCCAGTATCTTATTTTCGTCTGAGCGTATTTTATTACCCCTTATTTTCTTAGCCATTTGGAGCCTCCGGGAAAACCACATCATCAGGAGTATCAAAATCCTGCGGAATATTCCGCAACGCCTGACGATAATCCTGCCAGATAACCAGCTCGTCGCCGGTCAGCGCCGCATCGGGCATTTGCGTCCAATCACATGCCGCTAAAAGGCGGTCTCGATCAGCCCGAATACTTTTCCATTCATCAACCAGGCAGTCAGCCACATCATCAGCAGAGAGATCAGGAATAGATGGACAAATTAGCTCACCTTCAGCGTCGATAAAAAAAGCACTTTTGTTAAGTGAAAATTTTTCAGCAAACTTTTTACCATCAAAATTGTTAGGTATTTTCATAATCTATATCCTAATTTGCTAATTTTACAATAGAAAATCGGCTTTGAGTGGATCCAATATCAAGATTCCCTCCAGATGCTTGATAAACCTGACATTCTACATAGTCGCCTGACGACATTTCAACGGGGAAAAATGTAAAAGTTTGGTCTTCCCCTGCCCCGTTGTTCGGGAAAATGACTCCCCAAACATTTGCACCATTCAAATTAATCAATATTTGGCGGATACCTGTGTTATTTGATGTAAATATAATATTTGCAATAACAAGATACTTACCATCTTCGGGAGCGGTCAAACGGCTGTTA